GGCTTGTCCTCAGCCGTGATAGATGGGCGAGTCTTGAACACGTCACGCATGAAGTCAAAGAACTCACCACGGCCCGGCCCGTCGGAGTCTAGTAGCTGCTCATCTACGAATAGGCGTCCACGTGCCGCTTCCACCTCGTGTTGTAGCTGAGACCAGTTGTGATCGATGTCCTCAAAGATTTGGGCACCACGTGCCACATCCGACGTGGAGTAATACCGCAGTAGCGTATCGTGTCGCCACTGGCGCTTGGGGTGGTAGTTCGCCAGCATGTGAGCCGTTGGGGACTCAGCACCAGTCTTGAGGATCGTGCCGTCCTGTAGGCCCTCAATCTCCATGAGATGCTTGGCGCACTCGTGCTGCCCAAAGTCCACTGGGAAGCCCACGTTGTCCTCAGCGCCCTTGTATAGCTGGTATTCAATCTGGCCTGGGGTGTGCTCCTGGAATAGGCGGAATACTGTATCTCCCTTATCCTCCACGTACGTATCCCAGAACAGGATGGAGGATTGCCGCCCATTCTCAAACAGGCACATGCCGTTATCCGCGTCTACCCATTCAATCCACGGGTGGGGCTGCACGTTCTGGTTCCACACCACGCGGCCAAACACCCACCCGAGTGAGCCTGCACTGTACACGGCGTTCCACCATTGGGCTGCGAACTCGTCGGAGGTTACGAGGCGGTCTAGCGCCTCCGCCGCCTGAGTGTTGCCCGCATCCTCGGCTGCTAGTTCCGCCTGCGGTGGCTTGCCCGCCATGTAGTCGGCGAGGGCGGTGGTTAGCTCCTCAGCTACTGGCAGGTGGTGAGTAATCAGGTGCGACTTCGCCCGGTCGGCAGGTGGCCGTCCGAGGAAAGCGCGGGAGGTTTTACCCACGATTCCCCCGTTGTATTGCGAGCGGTGCTGGTATGGTTCTGGCCCGTACTGGCGTGCGCGGCGCTGGTTAATCACATCCAACTGGCCGTTAAGCAACGCATCATCACGGCGGATTGATTCAAACGCCGCCTCGTACTCCTTGGGCGGCCAAGACGATTTAGGTTCGGGCATGCTCATATTTTTGTGCTTCTCCCTGGGTTTATTGTGGCCGAGTGATGCGCTTAGTGTCGCCCAGCTAGGTGGGGCGGTCAGCCAATGGGCGGGTTATCCCGGTCGTGAACCGTGTGCGGCGAAGATACAGCATTAAAGGGTGGTTATTTAACTACTTCCGAAAGGCGCAACCACTACCCAGTGAGGATTGCAAACCCCTTTACAACATCCAGCACCTGCCATATCAGCCCGCAAGATAACCCCTAGTGGGGCGCAGACAACAACACCCCCGTTGCTAGGTGCCGCAGTAACCATCAACCGCCAGTGCTAAGCGGAATACCACCCAACCGGAACTCTCAGCACAACACATGCGCAACCACTGGGAAGCCCGAGCGCCTTTGTAGTGACAACCCTCCGGCGCGGGCCTGTTCCCCCAGTAGCACCACATTGGCTCCCACGTACTGAGAATCGGTGAGCATAAGTGCGGGTGATATAGGAAACTTACTGACTACAACACAACCACGTGAAGCCAAACGGCAGTGGGTGTTGTTGCCTGCGGGTCACATTATGGGGCCAGCCGATGTGCGGTCACGCATGGCTTCCACGTGCCGCATCCAGAACTGGCGGGAAGAAAATACGGCATACCGGGCCGCGTCACAGTTGTGGACTACCACGCCGTTAGCTATGAACTCGTGGTTTCCGTCCACCGTTAGGTTGAATACTGGCTCGTTCTTTCCAGCGTAGACGCGCTGCACACGAACGGGAGCAACATCTGGTTTTGCTGTACTTGTTGATGGTGAACTCAGCCTCGCATAGTTCGCAGGAGCGTTGTTCATCATCGAACCCAGCGGCTCGTCTCCATGCGCTCTTGCACCTGTTTGAGCAGAACTGGTTCCGGTTTCGTTGTAAACCGTTACGGGTTTGGAAGTCTGCGCCGCAGTGGTCGCATTGTTCTGTCCGGTATTCCCGGCGCTTCCATGACTGCTTGCCGTGTTCACGGTGCCATTCAATTCCCTCTTCTGAGCTGTGCCACTCAGCCGCTTTAGGGTTGATGTTGGCAAGGTGCTGTTCGCGCTCAGCTCTCCATTCATCATTGCCCCAGTATTCGCGCATGTGGTGTTGCTGGTGTTCGCGGTGGGATAGCAGTACGAGGTTGCTTGGGTCATTATTGAGGGGGTTGCCGTCTTTATGGTGGACATGATGCCCGTCTGGGATGGTGGTAACTCCGTTGGCGTTCTTCCAGATTTCGCGGTGTAGGTATTCCACTCCTCGTTGTCGGTCACCAATCCCTGGCCCATAGTAGACGCGGTGAGCGCGGCTGCTGGCCTTGGGGTAGCGGTAGAACTTAACCCCTCGGTAGGTGATAACGTCCCGTTCCATTGTAGTAATTCGTCTCCCTCTTCTACTTCCCCCAACGGTGTCCAGCCCTTACCAACCACCCACATCGGATGATTAGCGGTGCCAGATAATTTCCTGCCGTCGTATTCGATGGTGATTGTTTCCGCATTAGGGTTAGTCATGCCGCACGCAGTAACCATGCGGAACCCGTCGCGGGTTAGTGCCAAGTCGCCGGGGCGGACATCAACGATGCTTAGCAGCCCCCGAGCGGTAGGCACAAACGTGTCAGCCGTGAAGCAGTGATCGTCCTCTTCCTTAATGGGAGCGTCCTTACCGTTCTCCGTTGCTTTCGGATCCCACCTATAACCCGGTATCTCATTAATCAGCCGGGGGCAATCCTCAGCGACGGTTAGAACCCCGTTGGTGAATAGAGAGTCTAAGGTGCGGATACCGTCAACGACTTTGTTCTTCGCGGCGGCTACGGTAAGGCGGCGGCGGTACAGTTCCTCTTTGAATGATGCGGCGGCGGGGTCAAGGTAGATTGCCTTGGGTTGGTTAGGAAGCTCGCTTAACCACTCTTCTAGACTGTCCGCCAGCTCCATATCGGTAAGGCGTGTACGCCCGCCCATCCCGTTCGTCTGCGGCGACCACTCGTGCGAGAGTTGCAACCCATCATCCGTGACGGTGAGAGCATAGCCTGCGGTGGGGTGGTTCGTACCGTAGTCAATACCCACCGCCAGAACAGTACCCTCAGCGCGTGGGGTAACCATCACATCCGGGTTCCACGATTCAAACACCGCGCCCTCAGCGGATACCCACTCGCCCTGAATCATGCGCCGATAGAACAATCCACTGTAGGAGGCATACATGCGCTCAATATACTCACGAGTGAGGCCCGGGTTATCCTCCATCGTAAACAGCTCAGCGTACGTGTCAGTCTGGACGGGTTTATCAATGTAGTCCGTCTTAAGGTAATGCGCCGGGGTTGCGGGGTTGGTCGTGGCAAACACCCTCGGCGGCTTAGGGTTACCAGTGGCGCGCATACGAGACCACAACATCTCCCACACGTTCTGAGGGCATAGCGTCAACTCGTCATAGAACAGGAGCTGAAACGTACCACCACGGATACGGCCCTCAGCGCCCTTATCGTTCACACCAATGACCATGACCTCGCGCCCGAATATCTTAGCGGTCGGGTTACGGCGCGTGTAGTGAATGTAGGGTGCTGCGGTTGCGAAGATCGGCTCCGTCATGAGCGGGTAAAAGATATTCTGGTACACCGTATCCAATGTCTTACCCGCAATGACAATAGCCCCGTGCTGCCCCGCCTGTTTAATCTCAGCCAGCATCATAATCAGCCACGCCAGCGTTTTACCCGATGAGACGGAGCCGTACCACACGTTCAGCGCGTGAGTGGACTTACCAATCGCCGTGATTTGTTTACGGCTCAGCCGGAAGCTAGGCGAGGTCATTGTCTCCGTCCGCGATCTCAGCCTCAGCCGCAATAGTGTTACGGATATTGGTAATCATGGAGGAGAACTCTTCACCGCCAGTAACCTCAACGTCCAGCTTGATTGCGCCCTCCACGCCCCACAGGGCAGCGAGCTTTGTGTTCACGTCGATAATCAGCCGGGCTGCTTTAATGTCACCCTCTAGCGCTTTCTTCCAGTAGGCGGCGTGGAGGCGATTGTAGCGGCGGTCGAGTTTAGCGAACACGGTTCGGGCTGCGTCGGGTTTCGCCTCGTCCATTGCCTTGTCGTAGTCAAGTCGGGCTTGGGTTCTGCTGATGCCTAGCTGCTTGGCAATGACTTCAAAGGTGGCTCCGCCATCGTGGAGGGCGACTACTTTGGCGGCTCGTTCGGCGCGCTTGGGGGTCATTCCTCTACGTGGTGGCATGTTGTCTCCTTTGGGTTTTATAGCTGAGGGCAGTGGTCTAAGCGAAAGGTGCCCTACTGGGCGTGTGGGGTTCCTTGCCAGATGCGTTGCAGTCCACCGTGGCGTGGCGTGTGGCGGGATTGGTGGTAGCCGACTGCTTGTATCACTCCTCGTTTCCGCCAGGTGATGAGGAGGCCTCCCCAGGCGTTGTTGTGCTTGGGGGTGAGCCCGTCGGGTATGCGTTGGCGGATGTCGTCGGTGGTGAATGGTTTGCCGGTTGAGGCGAGGTGCTTTACTGCCTTGTCGGCGTGTTGTGCCCAGTCCCCTAGTATGTGGTTTTCTTTCATGTAGGGGGCTTCTATGAGGGCTGTTTGGTTGTGTTGCAGCGTCATGGTGTTGATTGTGGCGGGTGTGGCGCTGCGGTCAGG